TCCCTTATGGTGAGCATGACGATTTAGTCGATTCAACAACACAAGCTTTGATGCGATTTAGACAAGGGAACTTTATTCAGTTGGATTCTGACTATCAGGATGAGCCTTCGTTAATAGAACCGCAAAGGGAATACTATGGTTAATGTAAATAAATTAATTCAAGGAGGTAAACAGCTTTTTGATGAAGGTATTGAGGTTGTTGGTGATTACGTAGAAGATTTAGAATTTAAAAAATTTTTAGAAGATAAAAAAATAGCATCAAAAAAGAAAAAAGCACAAAGAGCAAAAGAATTATCTAAAATAAAAAAAAGTCAAACACAAACTTTATCTAATTTAACGGATGAAAAGAAAAAAGAATTAGGAATTATTACAGCAGCAGAAATACCATATCTTACTTTAGATGACGGTGTTCAAGCCATGACAAAAAAACAAGCCAAAGAACAACAATTACGACAAGTTAGAAAAAAACGTTACGATCAAGCAGTAGAAAATTTAGGAATAGATTCTCTTATTAGGGATACCCCTGTTAATCCAATGGAGATTAATCCAACAAAAATTATAGATCCTATTACAAATGACATTATTCCTTACAGTGGTTTTCAAAATACAGGTGATAATTTAATTCTTAGAAAAGATACAGGTTTAATGACTACCCCAACAAATACCACTCCTGAAGCTATGGCAGAATTTCAAGTTATGTCTCATGCGTTTAGAGGAATGGCAATGAGAGATCCTTATGCAGCAGTTAAACTATATAACAAAGACCCTGCTATATTAGATATGCTTTCATCTGCAAGAAATAAATATAAATCGGGAATGAAAGATTTATTAGATCAAAAAGAACAGATTCTTAACGATCCAAAAATGAATGCTTCCTTACAACAGATAGCAAAAAAATTATATCCTGGCATGGATGAGATGCATATTAATAAATCTATGCTAGATTTATCTCACATATTTCCTTTTACGGAAACAGGTAAATTATATCCTGGTAGTAAGTTTTTAAAAGAAGGAGGTAATCCTGAGTATATGTATTTAGCTCCTAGTGCAGTAAACAGAAAAGTACAAACATTTATAGAATCTAGAATGCGTAATGCAATTGATAATATGAAAGGACCACAAGCTAGTGAACTTTCTGATAAAGTAGCAGATACCATTAAGAAAGCAGATGACTTACTGACAAAATTAAAATCATTAAGTGTACTACCTATTAATAAAACAAAAAATTTGTATGCAGGAGATAAAAGATTAATTGGTAATCCAGAAGCTGTTAAACTAACGAGGCAAGACTATAGAGAATTATTTGATTATATTTTAGAAATGAATAGTATAGATGATCTTATGGGAAAACCTTTTAATAAATTTGCTGATGGTGGAGAAGTAGATAAACAACCTGTTCCTGAAATAACTGTAGCGTTTGGTGATGAAGATGAAGATACAGGAATGCTTGGTTATTTATCCGACAAGGCAGAACAGGTAGATGAGTCTTTGCAAAATTTTGTAGAAGATGATTTAGGAGGCAATCCATTAAGAGCAGGTACTTACGGAATTGGCAAAGCTTTAGAAATTCCAGGAGATATATATGATTCTCTTCCTAATTTTTTTGACGGAGAAGATTCTATATCAAAAAATTTATCAAATCCTTTAGCTCCTTCAATCGCTATAGCAAAAACTGGAGCAGGATTATTAAAAGAATATGTCACTGATCCTTTATCTGAACTGTATAAAGAAGTTGGAGATCCTAAAAAAACCACTTCAATTCCTTATCCTACTGGTGAAATTGGAGATTTTAAAATTGATTATTTAGAATTACCCTCTGATCATCCAATTGCTATGGGAGTAGATGCTTTAAAAGCTGTAGGTTTAACAGCCGCCGAAGCGTTCTTTTTTACTAAAGTTGGTAATTTAATAAAAATAGGAAAAGATCCTAAGTTAGCAGATAAAGTCGGAAAGTTTGTCATAGACAGTCTTGCTGTTCCAACAGCAGCGTTATCAGCTGCTTGGTTTACAGCAGATAATATTATTAAAAATAAAGATATGGAAGACGGGTTAGAAGTAATTAAAGAAGGACAAAACGCAGTAGACCAAATTGTACAAGACAATGAAGACGATAGAAAAAAACAAAAAGACTTTGGTAAATCACAAAATCCAATTTTAAATAAAGCAGATGGAGGATTGATAGGAGATTATTTAGAAGTTGGATCTATTCCTAATACTACTGGTTTTGCTTACGGTGGTGATGCTACACCTGGTCCGTTTGCCGAGTCTATGCAAACAGGATTAGAAGAAGAAATAGACATACAAGATTTAGATTTAGGACCAGCTTATGAAGGTTTTGACGATTTAGATATTTTTGAAGAAGCACAACGAGGTGGTAATGAACCTGTTGAAGTAGCAATGAACTTTGGTAAAATAGTAGGAGATGTACCAAAGTGGGTTAAACAAGGTAAAGATCGATTTAAAATGGCAATGGATAATTTATTGCCTGGTCGTAATACACCTGACACAGGAACTGATGTTGCTATTGTTGATGACGTCGTAGAAAACGTTACACCACTTACTCGTTCAGAACCAGGACAAATTTTTTATCATCAAATGGAAGCAGAGTTAGAGCAAGGACCTAAAGTGTACAATAGTTCTAAAGAGGTTTATGATTTTTTAAACGCAAGAGGAATTGGAAAAGTAGAAGTTATTGATTCGGAAATAAAACCAATGCTAGAAAAACTAGAGGGCATGGGTCAACCAATCACTAGAGAAATGTTACTAGGCGTGGTCCGTGAGTCGCCAATCAGGAATGTTAAATCAGGAGGCTACGGTTTCTTATCGGATACTCTTGACGGCGAAATGAGATCATTAAATTATTCAGGTTACAAAGAAAGAGGCGCCATACCTAATACAGACAGAGAACGTGTGTTGTATGTTGATCCGCAAGATCTACGTGGAGACACAGGAAATTTACCTAGTAGTATGAGCCCACATAGCTTTAGTGAACCGTACGTTATTGCGTGGTCACGGCTCTCGGACCGTGAACTAGGAGGAGCGTTTACAGGAAAGACAACAACGTTTGCGGATGAAATACAATCAGATATTTTTCAAGCTTCTCAACGAGTAGCAGGAAAATTAGCAGCGAAGATGCGCCATATGGCAGATCAAGGCTTACCGTTTGATAGAATTCAAAACGACCTACAAAAAGAAATGATGCAGTATTTTAAAGACAAAGGAACTGTCTTTAGAGAAAGTATGCCAAGTGCGTCCGCTCTTAAAGTAGAATACGATAAGTTAGTAGCCTTACAAAATCAATTACGAGAACTATCAAAAACACCTGTTCCTGAAATTACAGACGAGATGTTAACAGCAGCAAGAGGCGTAGAAGCACAACAGACAGCTATTTTAGATGACCTAGTAGATAAATTTAATTTAGATTTAAATAAACAATTGTATCCTAATCTACCATTTAAATTAAGAGATCAATGGGCAGATGCATCTATTAAAAGAGATATTTACGAAGCGGCGTATCGTAAATTTGTTTTAAAAGATCCAAACGCTACAGATTTTTATGCAATCACACCTGCTAACTTAGTAACAAAAAGATATGGTCAGGCAGGGTCAACACGAACACCGCAAGCAGATAGAATAGCAGACAAAAAAGAAAGACTAGATAGATGGGTTAGTGGTGGTATGGAAGGTGATATACCTAACTCACAATTTCCAGGCGTAGGTATGTATGAGTTTTATGGTGGTCCAGGAACTGATGTAGTAACAGAAGGCGGTAAACATTTTACGTCGTCTATGGAGAAAACATTGAAACGTATTGCAAAAGAAAACAATGTGAAAGTAGAAGTATTACCTGTAAAAATAGGAGACGATGCAAAAGACATATGGAATGTTGTTAATAAAGAAACAGGAGAAATTTTAGGAACTGGTGATACAGCAAGACAAGCTGATGCTATTGCTAATGATTTATTACTTGAGGGTATGAAAATCAAGGTAGATAGAACTAAGCAGTTTGACACAGCACCTAGTTTTGGTGTAGAATTGACGCCTTCTATGGCAGAGGCATTTAAGGCGTACATGGCCTCTGGTGGTTATGTTGGAGACGAAGAAATAGTAGGAGCTTATGGCGATTGATAATATAGACAAGAAAATACAAAACCCGATTTCACCTGAACCACAAGATTTTGATAAAGGCGTTATTCCTGTTGATATAAACGGATTTGAAATAACTGATGATGTAGAGATATTAGAAGACGGATCTGCTATTGTCGGTGATCAAGCACAAGATATACAAGTTGATTTTAATACAAACATTGCAGAAGTATTAGACGAAAAAGAACTGGGTATAATTTCTTCTGATTTAATGGAGAAGGTAGAAAACGATAAGTCGTCAAGAAAAGAATGGTCAGAAACATATCGTAAAGGATTAGATCTTTTAGGATTTAAATACAGAGATAGAACGCAACCTTTTCAAGGAGCAAGTAGTGTTACACATCCAATGTTAGCGGAATCGGTAACGCAGTTTCAAGCACAAGCATACAGAGAATTATTACCAGCAGGAGGACCTGTTAATACACAGGTAATAGGTAAGATAGATCCTGCAAAAGAAGAACAAGCACAACGTGTAAAAGAATTTATGAATTATCAAATTACGCACGTTATGGAAGAGTATGATCCTGAACTAGATCAAATGTTATTTCATTTACCTCTTGCAGGTTCAGCATTTAAAAAAGTTTACTACGATGATGTATTACAACGAGCAGTTTCTAAGTTTGTATCGGCTGATGATTTAGTAGTTCCTTACACAGCTACTGATTTGTATTCTACAGAAAGAATTACGCATATTGTTAAAATGAATGATAATGAAATTCGTAAACAACAAGTAGGAGGTTTCTATCGTGATGTTGACGTACAATCATTAGACAACGAAGATAGAATTACTGAAAAAGAAAGACAGATTGAAGGTATTCAAGATACAGGCATGGAAGATGAATATACTTTATTTGAAATGCATGTTGATTTAAACATTGAAGGAATAGATAGTGACGATGGAATTAAAGTTCCGTATATTGTAACTATTGACGAAGGATCAACACAAGTTCTTTCTATCTATAGAAACTACAAAGAAGATGATCCTCTTAAAAAGAAAAACAAGTATTTTGTCCATTACAAGTTCTTGCCTGGCATGGGTTTTTATGGCTTTGGTCTTATCCACATGCTCGGGGGGCTTTCCCGAACTGCCACGGCAGCACTTAGACAACTTCTTGATGCAGGTACATTGTCCAATCTCCCTGCGGGTTTCAAGGCTCGTGGATTGCGAGTTAAAGACGACGATACTCCCCTCCAACCAGGAGAGTTTAGAGATGTAGATGCACCTGGCGGAAGTCTACGTGATGGCTTAATGCCTTTACCTTACAAAGAACCAAGTCAAACATTATTTCAATTATTAGGTTTCGTTGTAGAAGCGGGAACTCGTTTTGCAACAGTAGCTGATCAAAAAATAGGTGATGCTGGAGGAGCTGGTGCTCCTGTTGGAACAACAATGGCTGTTATGGAAAGAGGCACACGAGTAATGAGTGCTATTCATAAAAGATTACACTACGCACAAAAAGTAGAGTTTAATATTTTATCAAATATATTTAAAGAGTCTTTATCTCCTGCTTATCCTTACAAACCATCTGGTCAACAAGGTTTTGAAATGGTTAAACAACAAGACTTTGATGACAGAATAGATGTTATTCCAGTTTCTGATCCAAATATTTTTTCTATGTCTCAACGTGTTACGTTGGCACAAACACAATTACAATTAGCACAAGCTGATCCTGCTTCTCATAATATGTACGAAGCATATAGAAGAATGTATGAAGCACTTGGTGTAAAAGATATTGTTTCTATTTTACCAACACCTCAACAGCCGCAACCGTTAGATCCAGGTATAGAAAATTCTAAAGCGTTAATGGGTCAAGCATTAAGAGCATTTAGAGGTCAAAACCACATGGCTCACATTGATGCTCATCAAGCAATGATGTCATCATTTTTAGTTAAAAATAATATGCAAACTTTAATGTTACTAGAGTCACATGTAATGGAACATATTGCGTTGCAAGCTAGAGAAGAAGTAGAAGAAGAAAATAGAGAAGCGATTGAGCAACAATCTGCTCAATATGGTGGTCAATTACCTCAAGAAATTCAAATGCAGTTCCAAGAAATTATTGAAGCAAGAACAGCAGAGAAAATTGTAGAGATGACAGAGGAAATGATAGCTGAAGAACAAGAATTCTTAGAATCAGAAAACGCTGATCCGTTAATTGAGTTAAAACAACAAGAAATTAACTTAAAAGCAATGGATAATGAGCGTAAGAAGAACTATGACGAAGTTCGTTTAGGCTTAGATCAAGCAAAATTACAACAAACAGCAGATTTAACACAAGATAAGATAGATTCTCAAGAAGACATTGCTCAATTAAGAGCAAATGTTAATTTAGAAAAGGCAAATACGCCACGAAAAGAGAAAATACAAAAAGATGTTAATTTCCAAGACTAACGCAGATCTTAAACTTGAAGAATTTTTTATTTCTTTAATGGAAATGGTAGAAAAGTCTTCCAAAACATCTGAGGATAGTGTACTTTTGGCAGGCGCTATGATGAGCATGGCTAAAGTTTTATATTTTCAAGAGTTAGGACCAAGAGAAGGGCAAGAATTACTTAATAAAGGCATTTTTGACTTTGTTGAAATATTTAAACCAACTATTCACTAGGAAACACTATAATGGCATTAAGAAAACCAAAGAAAAAAGCTAAAAAAAATCCTTACAGACTATCAAGCGATAGACAACCTGGAATTAAAAAAGCAAATGAAAAAAAACCTTCTCGAAGACGTAGGTTGCTACCTAAAGATCTTGAAGATTTTTTTAAAAGAAAACCAAAACCATCAATTCCAAAAGAATTAAGGCCGTTTTTTCCTAAACCTAAAAGATTTATGGAACCTCAACCTTACAGACCTAAAAGACCTAAAGATTTAGATAAGTATTATCAATTATTAAAAGCAAAACCAAAAAGTGGTCAAGCAAAACCAAAAGTCACTAAAAAACGTGGTGGCGGAATAGCACAACGTGGAATGGGGAAAGCAAAATGAGTTTAAATAATCCAAAACCAAAATACATAAACGGATCAATGTATCCAAACGCTAAAATGACAGTTTCAAAAGACATGAACCCTTACGCAGGGCCTCATGTAAATAAAACTGCAATTGCAGATGTTTATAGCGCTACTATGGAAGGACCTAAAGTAAAACAAAACTTAGGCGCTGGGCCAAAAGGTCAACGTAGTAAGGTACAGATTAAAAAAGTAGCATTCAAAGGTTTATTTTAGTCGTAAAATAAGATAATTTATTTTTTTAAATAAAAAAGGAGGTTCTATGAACTTACTAAAAGATCTATGGGCACACATTAAAGAGTGGTCGGATTGGAAGATGAAAGACTGGATTAAAGCGGCTATTGTTGCAATAATAGTAATTATTGTAATAGGTCAATTAACTGGTGGAGCTGCTTAATGGCTTTTGGCCTACTTTCAGGTTTGTTAGGAGGCAAAGACGGAGCACTTAAACAAGTTGCTTCCGTTATCGATTCAATTCATACTTCAGAAGAAGAGAAATTAGATAAAAAAATTATAATGCAACGCATTCAACAAAAGCTTGCGGAAAAACAATTAGATGTTAATGCAAAGGAAGCCAGCCATCGCAGTGTATTTGTGAGTGGCTGGCGACCATTCATAGGATGGATTGGAGGCCTTGCGTTAATGTT